CGATATAATCAATAAAAAATTGTTTAAACTGACGGGGAACCCTATTTACCGTTAAACCTCGAAGTGTGGTAAATCCTTAAACGTTCGCCAATCGCCGCCCCACTTTATTAGGCCGTTAAAATTGGCTTTAATTATAGCCGCAAATTTGGCGAATAAATCGGGGCTCCAATCTAATTTATTCTCGGCGTCTTTAAATGCAACGTCGAAAGCCTGAGCGGGGTAGACGTTATGTTTTCCGCCCTTTCGAATATTGGTTACAATCTTTCCTGGCTTAGTTCGTCCCTTTGCGTAAAGTTCCGCTTGCTCTTCATTCGTGCGAAAAGTACACGTTAAAAAGGGCTGAGGTAATTCGGGGTAATTCTCGCGCCATTCATGAACGGCCAAAGTGTACGCCCGTTGCAACCTGTAATCGAGGTCCGTTATTTTACGGCTTGGCATCGCTAAAAAGTTTTTTATCTTTCAGGTGTGAGCCCCGAGAACTTCCCACGTAATAAGCAAAAATGGAGGTGCCAATAGATAACACGCTTCCGAAAGTCATATCGGCGAGCCGCTGGTTTTCGATAGGAATAACTATAAAAATTAGGCTTAAAACCACGCCAACGGTTAGCAGTAAACCAACGATAACCACGGCCCCAAAAAGCCAGTCCCTTTTACCCGTTGCATTCAAAAAAGCGGCCTCACGAACTCGGGCCGAGTCGCGGTCGCTCACCTCAGCTTTATAAAATTCGAGCTCGGTTTGCATATCGAGCCGCGTCATTTCAAGCTCAAAGTTTAACCGCAATTTTTCGAACTCTAAAGCTAGCGCCCCGTGTTCATCTGATTTGTGACTTTGCCCATTCAGGAAAGCGCCCACCGTTTCGAGCGCCTGTATTCCTGTAATATCGCCCGCAATTTCGAGAATATCGCCCGCGACGGGTTTTACCTTATCGCGAACAAAAACGCCGAATTTCGAGCCTTTAATTCGCTCGCCGATAGGTTTTTTATCTTTCTTCTTTTCGCTCATTTTTTAGGCATGAAAAACGAAAGAATACCCGTGAGAATTCTTTTGTAGTTAGCCATGACGTAAATAAAAATCTTTTCGCCCATGAGCGTAGAAACAGGAACCGCCCAACTAGCTTCGGACTCGAGGCCGTTATTGGCACAATAAACCGAGGTTAGATAACCCGAGAAAATAGATAACCCCACAACGGCTATCCATTGAATTACTGTAATAGTTCTTTTCATGTATAGCTCATAAGATATTTTCCCCATTACCCCAATTAGTACCCCGAAAACCCAGTTATTGAGGTCACTAAAAAACGCCGCCAGCCCGTTAAAAAAACTCATTTCTTTTTAGTTTTTAGAATCAATTGTTTCTCGTATTTCTTGAGCGCGATTAACTGCGCTTTCTTTTTCTCGTTCCTTTTCATATTACGGAATTTGATTAATACGCCTGTCGCCATAAGTACGGCTCGAGGCTGTATTTCCCGAGCTGAATAAATAATTTTGTGAGCCCTTTTTTATTGATATTGGGCAACGCTGAGGCCAAACGTTATTTGAATATTCGGGGAATAAATGAGAGTTTGCACACAAATAGTCCACCATTAGCGAAGTATAGTGCTCGGCGTTTTGTTGCCAACGGGCAAGTTGGTCTTTAAATACCACGTCCGCAACGGGCGTAGTATCTTCAGAGGTTCTTTGAACCATTGTCCCGTTATCTACTTTATACGTCAAAGAGGGGGCCGCTTCAACCATTGTCCACCACATAACCACGCGGCGGGCGTAATCGTCCACTAGCGTTAAATAATCGCCCGACAGAGTATTGTTTTCGATATCGCTTTTAATCTTTTCGTAAAGGTTCGTCCCAAGGTATGGCGCTAAATATTTGTCCTGAGCCAAATAAATAGACGGATAAAGTAAGTTCGGGTCAACCGCCCCGTTTACCGTGGTATATTTCTTAATATATACGTCGTTAATTATTAGAACCTCCATAGTTTTTTATTTTTATCGTCTATAATTTTTCCCGTCCTTTCCATAAACGGGGTTCGTTGGTAAAAATCCGTTATAATCTTGGTCGACAGGTAGCAAGCTAACGCGGATATCGTTGCGAACAACGTACCCCATTTTTTCCGCTCTCCTTACCGCGATTTGTTGGGCGTCATTTGCGAGCGGGTTTATTCCTTTCGCGTTAATATAAACCTCCTTTTGCCAAAAATGGTGGCAATTGCCCCCGCCTTTGTAGTAAAATATATTGTAATAATCCGTCCCGTTTGGCCCCCATCCTGGGTTAACTCTTTTCCCCTCCATTGCCTCAATATCTTCTTTCCTGTAAAGTTTGTCCGCGCTCAGCATTTTAGCGCAAAATGGACGGTTGCTTGAGGCTTTTCCCTTATATCGGTAACGCGTCATAAAAGTAACGCCCGCATAGTTTGTAGAATCTTGGTCGCTCGGTGCCATTGGTTTAGCCGAACCCGTCGAAACCGCTAGTTCGTGAGCCTCAATTTTAACGAGCTCCTCGTTTTCGGCTTCGTCGTTATCATAATCCACCTCGTAACTATCAATTAAAATATAGCCCTCGGGCGCGTCAGTACCGAGCGAAATTAATTCGTCCGCTACCGTGTCCGAAAATTGCTCGTTATGCGACTCGCAACAAACCTTTTTTTTTTCTTCTTCAGCCATAACGGGAGCGGCTGGGGCGGGAATTTCCGCCGTAGTCGCGGGGGCTTGCATTAGTGGCGAATTTGGAATTACTGTAATTGTCAATCCTGGCATCTCAAAGCCCAAAACCTCCTCGAATGATTTGGCTATTTTCTTTTGAGCGGGCTCGATTACCTGATTCGTGAATATTTCCAAACCGACCGCCATTTCGTCTTTATTAGAACCGAAACCGCCGCCCGTGTCGCGTATTCCAAAAATCAAAGGAGTTACCACGCGGTGAGCCACCATGATAAGCGAGGTAGATTCCTTCGAAAGAAACTCATATTGTTTGTCCGCGTCACTGAGCGGAAAAGTAGTTATTTCAGGACGTGGTGTGTCGCGCTCGTTAAACGTCATTATAAACTTTCCCGCGTTTCTCGCCCCTGTTAATTGGCGTTCCCAATCTCTTTTAATTTGTTGCTGTTCGTCGGGAGCGGGCGCACCTTGAAAAAGGCTCACTATCATTGAAGGGCTTAGCCCGTTCATGATATTATTAACGTGGTAAACGCTGATTTCTTTCGCGAGCTCAATAGAATTTATCGCGCTATAATAGTCAGGGCGTGGGTAAAAATTAGAACTTGAATAATTGAAACAATAATAAACCTGTCGCGGCTCCTCGGCCTTGCTCAATACGTTATAAATCGGTATAAACTCGGGTTTATTTCTTTTCTTTCGCGTATTGCCCCAGTCATTCGAATGATAAACGCCGCAAATTTCCTCTTCCTCACCCGTTACCGCTAGGCGACACTCTTCAAATGGCAAATGCCTCATTTTGGCCACGTTTTCGCGGTCTACCGTGTAAATAATTTCAATGTAAAACCCGCCGTATAATTTCAAGTCATTCGAACACCCATAAAAAACGTCATAGGCTTTCAGTTCCTCGAGCCTTTTATTATATACGCCCGCTTGCAACCCTTTGCCCGCTATCATTTCGCCAATAGAAACACACAGCGAACCGTGAACGGCCCCCGTTTGGGCTAGTTCCCTGAGGTATTGGGGAAATAAATTATCTACTCCATAGCTCACCCAGCCCGAGCGGTCTAATTTCTCGGCCGAACTGCGAACCGTGTAATCGGCGAGCTCTAAACGTTTGACTTGGTTAGGGGTTTCCATTGTAAATTATATCGTCGGTTATGGTTATCGAAGGAACGTCGTAATATTGAGTCGAATTAACGAGCTCAATAGTACCTATTTTGCAAAGGCCCACAACGGCCGCGTTATTCGGGTCTAAATTTACGGCTGAATTTTGCCCGTAAACATAGTAACGATAACGGCCTTGTAAAGTTAGCCCGACGGTTGTTACCGTTAATTGAGTTATCCGTTGGTTTTCGAGCACAATAACGGGCACTTGTGAGATACTATCGCCCGCCGTCGAATTCTCTTCGTGGG